GGATATTCCCAGCCTTTATTTTTTTTTTTTATGTTCCTGAGAAAATATAAGTATATATAATATATGTAGTAGCAATACTAATAAAAATTTTAAGGAGGAAAATTATGAAAGAGTTACATCAAGACACAAAAATGATTAAAGGAGTATTAGAGGAATTTGCTTCTTGTCATTACTCTAATCTAGTTAAGGCTCTGCTGTCGTATGAGTTAAGCTGTGATGATGAGGATATATTACAAGAAGCTTATGATGACCTTATGACACAAGACGGGGTTAATCTTATTTCAGATGAATTAAGAGATAAGGTAAAATCACTTATGGAAGAAAAGAAAGGAGAATAGTTATGTTAGTGTCATTTAGATTTAAGCAATTTACAGATGATATGGAAGAAGTTGATAGACTTAGAACTGTTAAGCACAATTTCATATTAGGAATAATAATAAGAAGATTCAAAACTGTTTTGGAATCCACTCATCATATAGTATGTGATAGCATATATACTATGGGTCCAACTGAAAAGACTAAAGCAAAGGCGTTAGAGCACACATTTGAAATAGATGGTACTGACTACAAGGGACTATTTAATACTATGAGAATGATTATGAGATTTGACCTTGTAAAAGATACAATCTTAAAAGAATTACAAGAAACATCATTTTCTTTTGATATGAACTTAAATACCGATAGACTATCAGCTGATTATAAGCTTATAGCAAAGAACTTAGATAAAGACCATATTAGTGTATTTATAGAAAATAGAGTTTGCTATGATGTATGTGAAAATGTTATAATACCACAATATGTGGCTACAGTAGGGAGTGATATAAAATGAAAAACTTAACTAAAAAGGAAAGATTTGACAGGGTACTTGCAGAACTTAAAGCAATAGAAGGACTTGATATTATTGCAAGTTATTATTATGACCACAGACAATTATACGCAAGAAATGGTAAAGAAAATACTGACCCCAAATTTGATTTCTTAGACTTATCTATTATACTTGTAAATCCAATAGCAATGACTGGACCTGATAGAGAAGATATGGTAAACGATTATGAAACACTTGAAGATGTTTCATTATATGCTGCACTTTGTGGAGAAATAGGATATTATTTTAATAACCCAGTTATTATAGCTTTCACAAATGAATATACAGATGATAAGACTGTAAAGGAAGTTAAAGCTATTTATAAGACATACTTTGATAAGCAAGGAGATGTTGCATATATGGAAGTTTGCAATATGTTCAGTTTAAATATGCTTGGGGATTCTTGTGATAATGACATTTTATTTGAAAATGAATTTAAGATTACAGGGGACACGGACTTCTTAAACTATAAGGTTGTAGATGATTATGGTGAAGGATATATAATAGGAAAGCTTATAAGAAACGTCACAAGACAAGTGTGGAACTATATGAAAGGTCCTGAAGTTTCAGCTGATAACTTTATTGACATACTTGCAGATGATGGAGTAAATGCTCTTGCAGTAGAACTGGCAAGTCAAGTACATGAAGAATTGAATTATAATTTACCTGATAAGATATTTACTGAGTTTATAGTAAATAAAGACTATATTCCAGAAGACCCAGTTATAGCAGAAGCTAAGAAAGCATAGGTGGTATTATGGATAAAGGAAATTGGTGGAGTTATTTCTTTAAAGATAGAGTAAAGGCTTTAGATGAGCTTAACTTATTCTATAGAAGAAAGTGGAATAATATTAATTGGATGGGTAAAGTGCGTGATGAAGATTTATCTCCTAGTGATAAATGGAGTAAAACATTGAAAATTTTAAATGGAATAGCTGAGGATAACTCTTATCCGTATCGTTGTATATACCATGATGTACCACTAGAAGACAATAGTGATAACTGGCACAATATCCTATTTACTAAACGTGAAGTAGAAGAAGAGCTTTTAAATGTATTTAAGAATTATCCTAAGTATTCCGCTCATACAGAAGAAGGTATTAAAAATGATGAGCTATATCAAAGTATGGTAGCTCTTATGGGATTTATGCAAGACACAGGAGCTTACTATGGTGTATTAGGAGTTGGACATTATATAGATGATGATATTGTAGAAGCATGGGTTATGAGTGATAAAGACAGATATGATTCAGTAATGTCTAATCTATTACTTAAGTATGATAATGTATTTTCTAAATTATATGATATTAATAATATAGATAAAGACATAGATGATATCTTAAATCTTGAAGATAAAGATGAGATGAAAAGAAAGATAAAAGAATTAGTTCTATCTAATTGTACAGCAATATTTAATAAAGACAACTCAACTATATCAGACTTAAAAGATGGTGTTGTAAAGTTTATAAGAGACTTTAAAAGAGATAATAAAGAAGTCTTTGAACTAGCAAGTCTTATAGGTGATAATGATGAGACATCTAGTGAGTATTACTTAAACAAACTACAACGTTATATAGACAATAAATAAAATATTGGCTGGGACAACCCCAGCCTTTATTTTTTTTTATCCTCTTTGATTGATACCTTTTGATTTCATGTTTTGAAACTCTTGAACTTCAACAACATCAAATTCCATTAATTGATGATGAGGAGAGTCTATTCTTTTCCAGTCTCTACCGTGTTCCATTTGAAGTCCTAGCATCTTTGCACATAACTTTGCATGTTCATAGATAGTTTGCCATCTAGGGTCATTTGCAGGGTCTGTATTTTTCCATCCTACATAATATACATCAACAGCATGTCCATATCCATCTCTTTGGATTTGGTGCATAGACACAGATTTAATACCATCAACCCAAGTGATTATAGTTCCGGGTTTAGTTCTACCACGAGAGTAATATTCTTGCTGAGTTTCAAGCGTTCTTACTCCTTCAGATATAAATATATCCACAGGACAAGTAGCGAGCATATACCCAAGCCATAATTGTAACTTAGGGTGTATTCCTTTAGTTCTTTTCTTAAAAGTATCAGAAGCACCATTCATTTGGAATTTATTTTCAGTTGTAATTTCCATATTTATTACCTCCTTTATTAACTATTGGGCTTGTTTTATGCTACCCCTTTCGGGGTAGCGTGTTGGGAAGGGGTAAAAAATTTTTACAAGACGGGAAGAAACTTGTGAGTCTCTTCCCTATATATAAATCCTAAAAGGTAGGAATTCTATAACCAAGCTATTTACAAATATATGTTAAAAAGCCCACTAAAAAACCCAAAACGAACAAATCGGTAGATAATTTTTAAATAATAAATAACAATAGGAGGTAAATATAAATGGCTATATTTTATTATACAAAACAAATGTTCCCACATACTTACGTGGAAATAAATGACTATAGCGAAGTGAAGTTACCATCTTCTCCACTAGATAATACAAATAGACAATTATCGCCAGTGTTTGCAGATATGGGTCCGGATGATAGAATAATGGTTGTTACTATGGAATCTCAATTTACTGAGCTTTATGGAAAACAAACATTCAAACGTCATGGTCTTATAGGTAAAGCTATAATCAAAAACCTAAGAGCTGGTGGTTGGACATATGTTAGAAGACTTACTGATGAAAAGTCTAAAAATGCCAATGTGTCTTTAAATGTTCGTATCACTCCAGCTGATACTACTACACCTAAGAAGAAATACTTCATTATGAAAACTGGTGTTTGGCAAGACGCTCAACCTGCTGACGGTACAGCTAATACTGACTGGGTTGAAGTATCTTTAACTAAAGCTCCTACAATTTCATATGCTTCTGAAAATCACCAAAACTTAAAGAGAAAAGCAGATGCTGAACTTATCGCTCCTTCAAAAGATAGCGATACCGATGTAGTTCCTGCTTATGTTCTTATGAGAACTGGTGCTGGTATCTTAGGTAATAAGACAGAAGTTGTATTCCAAAAGATGAGAACTGTTTCTTCTAAAGAAGATAACATTTATCAAATGGATGTAATCTTATCTGAAAACCAAAGAGAAAGATACAAAATAAATGCTGTTGAAGATTCAAGATATGATGTTGTGCCATTAAACATCAAACAAGTTTTGAATAGTCAATCTTATCAATTAAATGTACACGCTTCTGAAGCTAACCATACTAAACTTGCTGAACTTGTAATAGCAGCTTTAGGAAAGTTAGAAGAAGATTTAGAAACTGCAATCGGTGGTCTTGGAGCATCTGCTCTTGCTAAAACAGCAATAGAAGGAGAACTTGCAAAAGTTCAAATAGTTAAAGCTGCTCTTGAAGAAGACGATATTCCAGTTACAGCTTTATGTACAATATTTGGAAGAAATGGAAGATTCGGATTCTTCTCTGACTTACTTGAAGACCAAGCTACTTATATAGATAGAGTAAGACTTGATAAAGGTACAAACGGAGAAATCTTAAAAGGTAAATTCGATTGGAACTTACAAGTTACAGGTCCTACTGGTAATACTAAGATATATGAAGACTTATGCAAAAGCTTCTTTGAAGGAAGACTTGAACCAGTTATCTTAGACTTCAATGAAGTCCCAGCTGACGTTATATACGACATTGGATATCCAGTTCCTGTAAAGGAAATGATAGGTAACTTTACATCTATTCCAAAAAGAAGAGACATAATTGCTACTATTTGTCCAAGCAAGATTCAATCTATAGCGGAACTTAAATCTTTCGATGAAGGATTTAAAATGACAAACTACATGTGTTTAAAAGAAGTAAACTGGGCAGATTACTATGACACAGATGAGCAAAAGACATTAAATGTACCTATTACATACTTAATGATTAATGCTCAAGTAGAATTCGTTAAAGATGGTTGGTCAAATCCTATTCTTGCAAATAGAATAGTTGGAGGACCTATTGCTGGTACAATAACTCCAGTTATCAATATCTTAACTGATATTGAAGACAAGACTTATCTTGTGACTAATGGATGGAACTATATAAGCTCTTCTAAGATGGGATATTTCTTAGATGGTCAAAAGATGGCATCTGCTGACCCTTATAAAGTATCTATACTTCAAGAATATCATAACGCTTTCTTAATTGGAAGAATTATGAAGAAGATTACAGATACATTAAATAGAAATAGACACTTCTTACAAAAAGAATCTGAAGTTGCTACAGTACAAGCTATAGTAAATAAAGACTTAGAAGAATTTAGAAGTAAATGTGCAAGTATCGTGTATAATGCTTATTATGAAGATACATTTGCACAAGCAGAAGGGTTATTAACTCACTCAGTTGATTTAACTCTATTCGGTTCAAATAAATCACACAAACTTGAATTAAATGTCTACAGACATTTAGTTGAAAATGCGTCTTAAGGAGGGAGAATAAATGGCTTTTGATTATTTCGGAAATAAGATAACACAATCACAAGGTGATGGAGTCAATCTAAAATCTCACCACCTTTATGATATAACAGCGAATGATTTCCACTACTTAAAACCCGGTATAGTATCAAGAAGAACGCTAAATGCTCTTCATCACTATACTACAGGTCGTGGAGTATTCGTGCCAACTCAAATGGCTGCGTTTATGGAATTTGCTTTTCCTAGAGAAACAGCATTCTTTAGACAAATGCTAATGGTTGCATCAAACAGACTTGAATTCGTTCAAGACAGACAAGCAGAAATAGGAACTAAAGACCCCGGTGTTGAAGGATATCAAATGGATTACATTTCTAAGACTTCAGGACTTGCAAGAGAGTTCACAATCAATATGGTTGCTGAGCTTGATGGAGGATTCTATACTTTCTATATGACTAACTGGATTGAAGGTTCATTATCTATAAGAGACGGAGTAACACACATGTTCGGTTTCCAAGGAGCACCAACTCCTGCCAATATGTCTATGGAAGGAATCTACTTCACTATGGACCCAACTGAGCAATATGTAATATACTCTGCATACATAACTAATATGCTACCTAAACAAGCTAACTTATCAATGTTTAATACTACTAAAGGTGAGTATCAACACGTTGAAGTTGGATTACAATTCACTGGTATGCCGATAGATAATGATGTAAACGTATTCAAAGCTGCTCAAGGATATTTAGATAAACTTAATAGAGCTAGAGGACATGCTACTCGTCTTAAAGGAATCACTTATCCTAAACTTGATATGCCACAATCAGGTAAATCTGTTATATAAGTATTTGGCTAGGGGAAACCCTAGCCTTTTATCTTATTTTTTGTAAACTTAATAGATAGATTACTGTGTAAGTGTCTAAATAAATATATACAAGGAGAGTATTAATTATGGAAAGAAAACAATTCGGAAAGTACGGAAAATTTGACAAAAGAGGAAACTTTGAAAAGAAAGAAAGAAAAGAAACTCATATAGGAGGACTTGATTGGTACTTCAGAAGTATGGAACTTGCTGAACAATATCAAAATTCAAATAACTGGAAGTTCTTATCTATTCAAGAATATGAAGATAATTTTAGAACTGCTAAAGCTGTACTTAAAGCTTTATATAAAAAGCAAGATGATTTAAAGATTGGTTGGAATGTAGCTTGTGTATTCGTAGACCATAAAGAAGAAGGAGATATATGTGTAGGATTTGGTGTATATAAAAGTAAAGAAGGTAAGCTAGGAATACCTTTATATAATTCAGTAATCTCAGGAAAATTCAGACATGTAGGTCTTTCAAATGTAATATATGGACTTAACTTATTAGAAGAAGGAAAACACAGAAGAACATACTTCAAACACTTTGAAGTTGATTCATTGAAAATAAATGAAGTTCCTAATCCACAACCATTATGGGACTTCTATGAAAAGGAAGAAAAGATAGATGGATTTAGATACTTTGGAAATCAAAAGTTTACATTGATATTTATGAGTGAAGACTTTGTAAATAATAAATCATCTATAACTCATAAGAAATCTACTAAGAAAGATATAAGATATGAAAAACCTGTTAAGAAATTCAACAATGATAGAAAGGGTGGATTTAATAAAGGTTTTAGAAAAGATGGTGCAAATAAAGACTTCAAAAAGACTTATCAGCCTAGAGGGAATTATAAATCAACAAAAATAGATTAAGATTTATGGTACGGCTAATGCCGTACCATATTTTAAATTATCGGACATATCTGTATATCTTCACCATTAATTTTTTAAGATATATATTATAATGGTGAAGATAGATAGAATAATTGTGAGCGTCTCATTATTATTGTATAATAAAATTTAAAATTATCTAATTTATATTTACGTTATAATTATATAACATTCTATCTATCTTCATTATTAACAATGTTAATTTTTTTTTTTTATTCTAAGACGATATTAGAACCGTGTACAATCTTAAAACTATTCTTAGCATATCTTATAGCTGTATAGACTACTGACTTATTTAAGATACTGTCATCGCTTATAATAAGAAGTATCTTATCGTATCTTTTACACATAGCATATAATGGTACAGCATAACTAAAGTAAAGCTTATATCCTACAGGAGGTAAAAGTTCACAATCTTTATCTACAGCTCCTTCATTTAAGTTATTAATAAAATCTAAGTTTACTGGTATTTCAAACTCAATTTCTTCATTATCAGGCGTCACATACTTAAATCTATAAATAGGAGCTACAAGTGGTTCAGGTTCTGTAATCTTATCAACTACTGTGAGGTCGCTATATATTGGTATATAGTATACTTTAGTTTCATATTCATTTATAGGAACTTTAGCTGTTATTGGAGAATAGTTTATCATCTTATCTCTTTTAGTAGGAGAGAAAGTTCTTGATAAAGCTTCTCTTATTCTTATATTATACTCAGCTAAGTTTTCTCCGTTTACTAGAACTATCTTATCGTAATCTAAAAGTTCATCATCTTTTAATATCTCTTGAGTTATAATAAACTCAGATGATGCAAACTCAGGAGATGTCAAGTATTTAACTTGATATTTCTTAAGTTTATTAAGTAGCATATTAATTGCTGGGTTTACATCTGTCTTTCTATTATATGTCTGTATATCAGTATCACACTTTACAAATCTTTTGTAAAACTCTCCGTTTGAATAATCTGTAAGTAAGTTATCGTATAGGTAAACGATATGTGATGTAAGTGGTATATTCGCAAGTAACTCATCAGTTACATCTCTATCTACAGTACCATCTATGAGTACAAATAATATATCACAATACGGTAGATTCTCAGCAATGAATCTATAGCACAAATCTATAGGAGATGTCATCTCACTTCTAAATATATCTGAGAACTTAATATCAAATCCTAAAGACTTAAAATAATCATTATCATGACCTAAATATAACTTACACACTTCTATATCTTTACCCTTAAAGTTTTCATCTAAATAATCTTCTATTAACCTTTTAACATTGATTGCTTGTGATATTCCTACACTATGTATCCTTTTAGTCTGCAAATCTAGTGTCATCTTATCCAATCTAATCAACTCCTTATATATACTTTATATGCGTGTTTTTGATTTATTTAAGCCACTTTTCAAACATTTCCTTAGGAAATAACGAATTTAAAGGGGGTTTACGAATGAATGTAAATATACCACAGGGAGCAGTATCTTGCTATGCAACGCAAGGTGGAAAGATAACTGACCCTTATTTTTATGTCCGTGTACCAATCTTAGGATTGGGTGCTGATACAGGAGATGCAAAAATAGAAATAAAAGCAAAGAATGCAACTGACTACAGAGTACATCATGATGGAGATGTTGATGCTCAAACCGCTGATTACTTTATAGAAGAGAAATATGTTTCTATACCACCGGGACCTGAGATACCAACAGGTGCTGACCACTATCACAAACATACAGGGAAATCACATTTTGAAAAGTTTCATTACTATAAATTAAATGACGTTCCAGTTAGTCCCGGAGACTTACTGCTTGGACTTTTCTTAGATGGGGATACAAGAAATCTTGTTATATTTCATATACCACATAAAGTACCTATTGGAGGAGATGTTGTGTATGACTAAGACAAGCTTTCATATGGAGAAGATAGAAAGAATCTTTACTAAAAGATGTAAAGAAAACGGACCATATAAAGCTGATGATATATTTTGTATAAAGACAGATTTATCTATATGGCACTTTGCTTGTGATAAACCTGAGGTTGTTCGTCTTGAAGATGGACAGATAGAATACAAAAGACTTAGAAAGACAATAATAACTGAACTTAATTATCTTATAGAGGATAGACATGAAACTAAGCTAATTTATTTATTTTTTAAATATGGAAGAAATAAAGAATCGGTTCTTCGTTTCAGAAGTCAATCCCTTGATAATGCGTTTAGAGTATATAG